GTGGTGCGGATATTGTGCAAGCGCATGGCCGAGAATAACGGCGATTTAGAGGGCATCGTTGAGGTTTATAGGGGTGATACACCCTGCTTCAAGGCAATGCCCCTAAAACAGTGGGTCAGGAGAGCGTGAGAGGCATGCGTGGCGGCACACACCGGAACGGCGTCAGCCGCGCGCGCCCGAGCTATATAACGGCCCACTTTTTGCACCCCAAAAACACCACATATTGTACCAAATCTACATGTCGTACCTTGGGCAGACATGGGTACAATATATGGACGTTTTTTTTAACATAATCACGATTATGCGAACAACCTGCCAGATTATGTAAATACCCCCCCCCACCCCGGTACTCGGCGGGGGGCGGGTGCTGGTACACAATCACACGCGCACCCCCTCTATTTTTTCTTTTTTTTACCCAAGAACGACCCGCGCAATGTCAATCATATTTAATTATGCTGAATTAAACATGAAGCCCCCCGCGCAACGTCAATCATATTTAATTATGCTGAATTAATTATGACCCCCGCGTAGCAGATGTAGCAGATGTAGCAGCCCCGCACCCCCCCCTGCACCCCAAGTTTGCCCCCGCACAACCCCCGTGATATTTTGCGGCGCAAATCACCGGAGACCCCCCTGCCGTGCCAGGTCAGCCCAAGAAACGCGCCCTTATTAAATCTTTGACTGACCGTGGCGGCCCTGACGCCCTGCGCGACCATTTGCTGGGCGGCGGCACTATTGCCGGGCTTGGGCGCGAGCTTGGCGTTGAGCGCGGCTTTTTGCGGCGCAACCTGATGAAGCTGCCGGACTATGCCGGCGTGTTGGACGAGGTGCGCGAGACTGCCGCTGATACGCATGCCGAGCTTGGATTTGAGATTATCCGTGAGCTGCGCGACGAGCGCAAGGCGGAACGCGCCACGGCTGCGCCCGGCACCCGCGCCGCTGAGATCGGCCAAGTTGACGTGAGCATTGCCCGCGAGGAAATTGCGCAACACAAGTTTATCGCGGAGGCCTGGTCAAACCGTTACGCGAATAAGGGCGGCCAGACCAACGTCACGCTTAATCTTGGCGAGATGCACTTGGACGCGCTGCGCAAGATGAAAACCGTGCATGAGATCCAGACCACGCCGGTCGCTGTGGAGCTTACGCGTGACGAGTAACCCTGCCCCCAACGCGATGCTGGACTTTGTGAAAACGTACCACGACCAGCCCACCCGGTTTGTCACTGAGGTGCTGGGCGTGACCCCGCTGGATTATCAAGCTGAGTTTCTCGAAGCGATTTGCCGTGGCGAGCGCATGTTGAGCGTCAGATCCGGGCACGGCACGGGCAAATCCACCACCGCGAGCTGGGCCATGCTGCACACGTTGTTGATGCGTTTTCCGTGCAAAATCATTGTGACTGCGCCCACGTCGGGCCAGTTGTTTGACGCGCTTTACAATGAATTACGCAAGTGGATCAATGAGTTACCGCCACCCCTGCGCGAATTGTTAAACGTTAAATCTGACCGTGTAGAGCTTATTGCCGCCCCGTCCGAGGCGTTTATTTCGGCGCGCACGTCGCGCAAGGAAACGCCGGAGGCGCTTGCTGGGATACACCAGGAGAGCGGCGTGGTTTTGCTTATTTGCGATGAAGCATCAGCCATAGACGAGGCTGTGTATGAGGCAGCCGCCGGTTCTATGTCGGGCCGGAATACGCAAACTGTGCTGCTGTCCAACCCGACCAGATCAAGCGGCACGTTTTACGAAAGTCAGACTAGGATGGCGCACAAGTGGTGGACCCGCCGCTGGTCGTGCTTGGACAGCCCCTTGGTGAGCGACCAGTTTATCGAGGAAATGAAAGAGCGCTACGGCGAAGAGAGCGCCGCTTATTCAATCCGCGTGCTGGGCGATTTTGCCAAGGCGGACTCTGACACGATTATTGGATATGACTTAGTTCACAGTGCGATGCACCGTGACGTTGAGGTTGATCCCAACGCGCGCATTTACTGGGCTTGTGATCCAGCTCGATTTGGGTCTGACCGCACGGCCTTTGTGAAACGGCAGGGGAATGTAATTACCGAGATTACATCTTGGCGCGGCTTGGATTTAATGCAGACCACGGGGCGCATTATGGCGGAGTGGGACGCACTTGAGCCGTCCCGCCGCCCGTGTGAAATTCTGGTGGATTCGATCGGGCTGGGCGGCGGCATTGTGGACCGCCTGTCGGAGCTTGGCGTGCCGGTGCGCGGCATTAACGTGGCGGAAGCGCCGTCTATGAAGGGCACGTACAACAATTTGCGCACTGAGCTGTGGTTTAAGGCGAAGGCGTATCTTGAGGAGCGCTCTTGCCGCTTGCCGCAGAACGACGAGCTTTTGGCCGATCTGACGGGCATTCGGTATAGCTTTAGTTCATCTGGGAAATTACAAGCGGAGAGCAAGGATAGCATGCGCAAGCGCGGTTTGCCTTCGCCCGACCTTGGCGATGCCATTTGTTTAATTTTCAGCAGTGATGCCGCCACAATGATAAGTGGCCCCATCTCGCGCTGGAGAGGGGCCATACGTCGTAATCTGCAGGGTGTGGCTTAAAATAAATGAAGTGACGGCGGCCAGGGGAGTGTAAGACACGTCGAGCGCAGGTAGAGCGTTGATGTGAAAACCGCCGTCACGCACCGTTTAACACAACATCTGCGCCAAAAATAGCCCTTATACACAACATATGGTAATATTTTGTGGAATTTATTTTTGCGGAGACGAGCCATGCCCAGCGGAAAAGGCACCTACGGAACGAAGCGCGGCAGGCCACCGAAAAATGGCGGCAAGAAAAAATGACTAGTAAAATTGCAAGAGCAAACCGAGTTGGCCGGGGTAACGTCAAAAATTTACGTCAGAGCCGGTTAAACCAAGCACGCACAGCGCTTGGTATAACCCCAAAGCCCACAACGCCCAAGCCTAGCCCTTCAGTGGCGCGGCCAAAAACGATCACCATCCCGGCGCGCAAGCCGGCTGGCGTGTCTGACACTGCGTGGAAAATAATTCGGGCGCGGGCAAAATGACTTGGACCGCGCTGATTTTCGCGTGCTGGGGTCAGACGTGTGGCGTCTTTGGCTCCGTCGCTCTGCTCGATGAGCAAGCGTGTTTGGCGCAAATACCTGAAGGCATGGCCATGATTGCGCGGGATTACCCCAACTGGCAGATCCGTGATTTTCGTTGCATGAACTGGGGCGACAATGCGTAAAGAATACGTTGACTTTTTGGACCGCTTTGACGGCGGTGGCGCTGGTCGGACCGGCAATTCGTTTGAGGGTGGCGGCCTGCTTTCCGCTCTGGCGAATATTTTCGCAACCCCGTACGGCTCGGAAGATCGAGCGCGCCGCGCCCAACGTCGCCAAGCGCTCGGCTTGCTGGACACCGCTGCAGCGCCGGCGCAGGCCAAGATCCAACCCGGCGCGCCTTACAAAGCGCCGCCATATGACCCGGCGCGCATGTTGGAATTTAATCAGCCGCCCGCCAGACTGCCGTCGCATTTAACTGGGCCAAAGATGGGTATGCCACCCATACCGTCGCATTTAACCGGGCCAAAGATGGGCACGCTGCCGCCGGCCCCGCCGAGGCCCGTGCAGCAACCGCATCAATTTACGACGCATCTGCCACAGACCGACCTGCCTGCCAAGGTTCTACTTGAAACGCCCACAGCGGCGCGCCACATGCCGCTCTCTAATTTGACTGACGCTGATTACGTTGCGATGGCCGCCGAGAACCCCGCGTTTGAGGCGTGGCTCATTGGTCAACCTAATGTGCTGTCTTTGCCGGATCAGGCCAAGCGTTTCCTGAATTTACAATTGATTAACCAGGCGCGCCAATGACCAACCTGCTCGACCTGCCGCTGGATCAGTTTCGCGGTTATCTTGCTGAAGGCAATTACCCACAGGCGCGCCAGGACGAGCTGATGCGCGCCTATCGTGCGAAGAATAGCTTGTCCGGCTTGCTGGATCGGTACGGCGAGGAAGGGCTAGAGGGCAAGAACGTCAGCACGTTTTTCCCCGTGGCCGGCCCCGGCGGCATGTCGATTTTTGACGCGCTAAAGTCTGGCCAGCTTCAAACGCGGTTTAAGGATTACGCCAGCGACGCGCTTGGCGGCGTTATTGGCGCGCTGGAAAACCCCAAGGCGAGCTATGACGGCACGCTGCCGCAAGCGGATTACGATAGCGCGGCGATGGGCACCGGCGGTCTGGCTATGGGCGGCGGTGGTGTTGTGGCGGCACCCGCTGGCTCACTGCGCAGCTTTGCTGGTCGCAACGCCAAAACCGCCGATTTGGACGCGCTCAAAGTTGCGCAAGAATTGTCGGCCCGTAAGCGCGACCCGGAGGACATCTTTCGGCAAACCGGCTGGTTTAAAGGCAAAGACGGGCAATGGCGCTTTGAGATTGACGATAGCCAAGCTAAGTTTATCGGCAACAGCCAAACCACTGGCTTGCTTGGCGACGTTATGCGCCACGATGCGCTTTATGCGGCGTATCCTGACCTAAAGAATACGCCTGTGTCCACAGATGTGCAGCGTTTGCAGTCTGGCTCATATCAACCGGCGGCTAACGGGCTTAACGAAGAAATCCGCGCCTTTGGCCCCACCAAACCGGCGATACTTAACACTTTGCTGCACGAAGCTGGCGGTCATGCTTTGCAGCGGCGCGAGGGCTTTGCGCCGGGTTCATCCAGAGGCGTAGCGACAGACCAGCTTTTGCTGGAACGGAACACCTTTTTAAATAATCTGAGCGACAAAATGGACGCCCGACAGGCCGAGCTTGGCTTGTCAGGCTATCGCCCCGCCACGAATGACCTAGAGCTTAAACGGCTGCGCGAACAGTATGACGCCAATGTAGGCCGTGCGTTGTCTGAGGATGCCATTTACGAGCGTTACTATACCGAAGCTGGCGAGGTTGACGGGCGCAACATCCAGCTACGCCAAGATATGACCCCAGCCGAGCGCCGAGCGTTATCTCCGATGGCAACTGAGGACGTACCGCGCTCTGAGCAACGTTTGTCTGGGGGTGGGCAATCTGGGCTTTTGGCAGAGGCGTTAAGCAAAGATAGCATCGCAGAAATGCGCCGTTTGCGCAGAATCGAGCGCTTTGGCTATGACCCAGAAGAGCAACCAGCGCCAACCAGCGGGTTTGACGCCTATTTATCGACGGTAAACCCTAGCGGCAAACGCATTCAGTCTGAAAACAGGCCGAATTTACGCATGGGCGACATGTACGGCATGCTGCCCAAGTCGGCGCAAAAGGTTAGCAGCGTCGATGACGTTGATATTATGCGTGACGGCGATGATTTCTATGCGGTGGCGTATAACCCTGACGTTGGTGAAATGGACGTTGTGGGCTACGCGCAGCGCGGCGATGGCGAAACCGACTTGATGGTTGTGCAGGAAATGCAGGGCAAGGGTGTCGGCGGTGAGTTGCAGTATCAGTATCGCAGCGCCAACCCGACAGCGCCAACCGGCGGATTAACCGAGGCTGGCGAGGGATTACTGCGCAATACATATGGCAGGCTGCGTGATGACGGCACGGTAAACGCCAACGCCAGCGCCCCGGTGGGCTTACTCGCCGCGCAGCCCTCAACCGAGGACGAACTGCGCCAATATTTAATGCAGCGAGGTTTACTGCAATGACAATCTCCACCTATGCCGAGCTACAGACGGCCATTGCCGACACGTTGAACCGCGATGATTTAACCAGCGTCATACCTAATTTCATCCAGCTTGCCGAGTCAGACCTGGCGCGGCAGGCGCGGCA